CTAGGTAGGGTTTGTTCTTAATCAGGTCCTTCAGAAGCTTCTCTGCATTGTTGGGAGTGCCATCCTCACCATATTCAAGTGTGGATCTGTTCAATAATGCTGATGCTGCCTCTGGGTCAATGATGCCTAGCTTGCTTGCCTGTGCTTCAATCTCATAACGTACAATCCGGTCTTGCATCTGTTTCTTGAATGTATCATATTCGGATTGAAGATCTGAGAATTGTTTCTTTGTCCGCTCTATCTCGCTTAATTGCGCTTCTTCTGCTAAACGCTTCGCTTCTGCTGTTTCCTTTTCTGAGTCTTCGTATGTTTTTAGCCGCTTACGAAGATTAGATGCTTCCGATCGTAATTTTTTAGCTTCCTCAAGAGAAATGTTTTCTTGACCTTCACCCGCCTGGGGTTCTGGAGGAGTTATTCTTGCGCCCGCCTGGGGCTGTAGACTGTTCGCAGTAGATCCCGCCTGGGGTTCTGCTGAGGATGTATTTTCTGTAGTTGTCATTAAGTATACTCTACCTTTCCATATATTGTCAAGCGGTTGACAACAATACAAGAATTCAAGTCAATCGACTATATATTAATAACCCTTTTACCGCATAAAGCATTGCAAAGCAACACAAAATATGATATACTTGGGTTTATAAACAACGTTTTGCCCCCGCGTTGCTGATAACAACCGGAGGCGTGGCTCAAACCTGAGAAAGAGGTTCAAGCAATGGAAAGTATACCACAAAATCCCCCTGTTCAGCTCACTCTTTTTAACCAATCTGCAACCAGCACCGTAACATGTCTTGTTTGCGGAAAGCAAGTGCAAAGAATAGGGAATTTGCACTTGAACATGCATAGCATGACAACTAAAGATTACAAAGCTATGTTTCCAGGAGCATCCTTTATTAGTGAGGATATGCGAGAAAAACACCGTCAAGCAACAATAGGAAACAAATATCTTGGCAGTACCACATACAAAACAGAAAAACCTCGCAAGCCCTATCGCAACAATCATGCTCCACGCACAGGCATCACTAAAAATTGCGAAACATGCGAAAAACCTTTTTACGTTAAGCCTTATAAAATCGAGAAGGCAAAATTTTGCAGTGAAAAATGTCGAACAATAGCATTCGTTCCCAAATGCGGACCTAACAATCCTCAATGGAAAGGCGGGCGAGATAAAAACTACTACGGGCCAAACTGGCATAGCCAACGCCGCATCGCAAGGGATCGTGATAACCATGCATGCCAACAATGCGGCAAAACAGAACGCGATAATGGCAGAAAACTGGATGTACATCATATTCGAGACTTTCGTGAATTTGGATTAAATCGATATGAAGAAGCAAACCAGATCAGCAACCTAATCTCCCTTTGCCGCAACTGCCATTCACAAATCACTGGTAACACACCTTTCGAGTCAAATCCTTAGCTTCCTTTGACTCCTAAGCTACAAAGTTTTAGGAGTCATCCTTTTCTATTTGTCAAGTCAATCGGCTGTCGATTTGTCATCTTCCCCTTGCAGGGTGGCTATCTCCTATTCATCTTTGCGTGCATGGTTTGAACGAAGGCACGCACGTCTTCGCGCTCTTGACGCAATTCAAGAAGCTCTTCGATGGCATCATTCAAGATGATATCGGAGTCATCCACTTGGGGAGGAATGCATCGCTCTGGATTGCCATCACAGAAATGGGCAAGCGCCATCCGCATTTCTTGCTCAGTGCGACGTTTCTGTATCTTCTTGCTCATGTCAATCTTTGGCATTCTAACCCCTAAATCTTGCTAGATTGCACAGCACGTATAATGTCATGCGTAGTCTTTCGAGAGTCTCGCCATGCTTTTGTCACCTCATCCATGGTGCTAGCATCGATAAGTTGACTGATTGCAGTTGTCGGGCCAAGTGCAATCGTGATACTCATGCCTTGCGGAATGATGTTCAAATTGATCTGTGGAAACGTCGGTAGCTGTTGCAGATTGCCGTTAATCGGCATTGGGTTTGCCATGTTAATTGGCCCCTTTCTGTGCTTCAACTATTTGAGGTTGATGAACGACTGCTATTAAGCGCAAATCCTCAGTTTCTCCACAATGGGAGCAAATATAATCATCAAAAACACCAATTGTCATGGTAACACTATCCTCATTACTCGCAATCTTTCTTATGGTCTGAAAACAGCTACCACACTCTAACCATATATCCATGTTAGTTTACATCCTTTGCACTCTTCACATAAATTGATTTTCCCCAATCGGAGCTATAGGATCTACCCACAAATGCACTGAGTGGCGTGCCGTCTGCATACAGATTATGCCGTGCGTCACCTAGTATTTGCCTCTGCACACTCTCATCCTGCTCATCGAACCATTCAGAGCCCGTCTGCATGTCGTCAAAATTGATATCCTCAATGTCTGAAGTGTCAATACCTGTATCACTCAAGATATCCGACCATGACTTCGTTACTGGAATTGCACTACATCTGCAATTTGGGTGACTTTCCATTTCTTCATCTAAATCATGTACCGATCCATCTTCAGAAAGACAAGCTGCACAGGTGCGTGGTGATTTAGAGCAATTCCACATCCATTGCTCAACTACTGCACTATTAGCTCTATAGTTCATCAATGCGGACTGACGATATGCTCTAAGCATTTCAGTCCTTGCAATCGTTAATACTCGATTTCTCGATATGCCCAGTGCATTCTGGATCATTCCTGCTATGCGCCTTGGGTTCTCACCCAGAGTGATGCCTAGCACGAGCGCTTGACCAGCTTTGTCTGATGCTTCCGTGCCAAAGCCATTGAAGAGATCTGCAAGCGGAGAACCCTTCTGGTTTGCGCCCACAATCGACGCTATGGCACTTGGAGGAGGAAGAACGAACGAATAATCGACCCCAATCGAAACGGTGGCTTGCAAGAGATCCTGAGCTGATTGTGTGCCAAGCTCTACGGCTGTACGCTGCAATTGCGTTACTGCCGTCTGAGCAAGAGCTGCAAAATGATCAATCTGCCCAGTAATCTGAGCTTTGATCGTCTTCAATCTGTTCTGTTCATACAGCCAGCTAACAGGCACCTTATCACCTGATGCTTTCTTATCGGCTATTTGCTTTGTTATTTTGTCAAGATGAGGCTGAAGAGTTGCCAGTGTGCGCTTGTGAGCTGCATTCAAGATTGACTCTGCATTTGTCTCATGACGTGCAAGTTGAGCACGATAGTAGCCAATAGTAGATTGAAGCCGACTAATGGTCATTTCACGCCCTCATCAGGCCATTCGATCATGTCTGGTATATCAGACACAATATCCTGAGCAGTTTTAAATCCAACTTCCATTTCTGCTGCATTCCATTCACTTACATGACCTACAGCATGGCAAGCCAAGTCATAAGCGCGTCGGGCTATAATTCCTTCGCAAATACTAAGATCATGATTAAGATCTGCATAATTCTCTCTTCCTCCAATGAAACCATAATCATCTAGTATATCGTCTAGCAATTCCTTAAGTAGCAACTTAGCAAAGCCTGCAAACTGTGTATCACGCGCATTATCACTCATGTGGTACTCCTTTTGTATTCAGATATTGTTTGATCGATTGATTCCTGTGTAACATATCCATTTCTTAATGCAAAAAGAGCAAGCAGAGTACGATTATTTATACCCGTTTTCTTGGATATGCTCATAAGATGGTTCTTAACCGTTTGATCAGAAATTTCCATCTTCTTGGCTACTTCTTTGTTTGTGAGACCTTGTGCTAGAAATCTCAGCACTTCAGCTTCTCTTGGGCTTATCTTTACCATGGCATCTTTCTGCTCTCCAGCCATAAGGCTATTCCGCATCCAATCAACAGAAAGCCCAAATAAATACCGATTGTTGCAAGTGCATCCATCATTCTTTCTGCTCTCTATTCTCTAATTCTTCTGTTGTGGACTTCCACCTTGCAAGGGGGTAGGCTGCCCTGGTTGTGCGGCGGGCGGTTGTCCTGGCAATGGTGATACACCTGGCATCGTGGGTGGCAAGCCCACGCCTTGGCTAAAGTTCAAAAGCTTCTGAGCATCCTCTTGTTTGCTCAGCTCCATTTCCTCCTCTGGATCGTAACCCAATTCCTTCTGTAAGGTTGTGTTGCTTATGTCAAGCTCTCTCTTTGCAATTGCGGCTTGCACACTAACAAGATCGTCATGCGGCAATGGTGACTGCCAAGCAAGTGTGATATCAATATCTTCTGACATGCTATTGAGAACGAGTAACGCTTTTGACACATCAATTATAAGCTCTCCATACGTACATCTCTTTTTGTCTGTTTTCATGAGGAGAGGCGAGTGCATCAATTCTATTGATATGCCTGGAAGATTGCCATGTGGTAGGTCCGCAATGCGACCTGTAGCCACTCCAGGGACTCCAGATTGTTCATCAATGTCTGATCGGAGATTGTCGAGAAACGCGAGCGCATTTGGCACATCAGACGTGATAGGTACTGCCACAATCTTGCTATTGTCAAGAGGCAAGCCTATGATTTTGCCAGGATCAAAGTCAATCGAACCTTCTCCAGCGCCCGTAACATAAATAATTGGTTTGCCATACAAGATCTCGACAAGTGCAACACAACTTTGCAACAAGTTAATACCCTTGTTGATGCCAATGATATCAGGTGTGATATCAGGCATTCCCCAGAAGTCATTAGGTCTTGGCAAGTTCTGGCAACTGAAGATCGGAGGGAATGAATAGGGCCATGGGATTGGCTCACCAGCGGGTACCCAGTTCGTATCCTTTGGATCTGCGCCCAATACAGATTTCTGAGTCCAGTGCTGGATACTCCAAGTCGCGTCTTTGTCTGCAAACGGATTGCCATCATCGCCATCCTGATCAGGATCAACCCTGGATATCTCCTCACGATAATACATTTTAACAGGCTTGCCTAGCGCATCCTTCTCATCACAGCAGTACTGGATACAGTACAATAAAACCGTTTCACAGTCCTGTGGAGCGGTCTGAACGCAAACAATCGATGGGTCAATCTCTATCAAACGAAAGGTCTTGTCAGGCTCAGGGACAATGCGAAGAAATGCACGTCCCGCTATCGCGCCGTTCATGGCAAGCTTCTGCAAGAGCGGGATACGTGTCTCCTTACGTCCCCATGTTTCATTGAGGAAGTCCTGAGCCTCTTGTGGAGCGCCTTCCTCACATGTGATCTCTATCTCTTTTCCAAATAAAAAGTCCACGCCACGATCCACAACAGCCGCGCACCGATTGCTCATCACGTTTGGATCAGTCCCATCAGGCATCTTTCGGAGTGGAGCAGGTAACAAACCGTTATAAGCTTGCCATGCATCAGCAATTGTATCTTGCCTCTTTTTATCAGCATCGCTTATTTCATAGGTTGGCTGATCTGTTTTTACAGGCGCTTGCATTGGTTACTCCTAATAAATACTGTTACCATATTTTACAATGGAAGGCCTTAAATCTTTGTATGCCACTAAATAGCGCAATGCATCCATACCGTCGTCTTGTTCTTTAAGAGGATGCTCGCCTTTTTTAATGCCTTGACGAGTATCCCAAATGTACCCTTCTACCTCTTCAGACGTCTCTGATGGCAATTTGTCATATGCAAGGTCTTTATCGCGTTCAACAAGACTATCACGCATGATCATGAGACGCGGCTTGCCATCTCCAGCCATACGCAATCGTGATGCAACGGCTTGTATGCCATCTGTGACAGTCTTGCGTGCAGGGATCGTATTGAGTCCTAAGTGTCTCTGGAGAGTAGCGCGGTCCTCTGCATCATGATCACAGATGATTGCGCGAGGTAGCGGATCACCGCCTTTTTCTCCCCATCTCGACACACGTTTGATCTCTTTTGCGTGGTCTTCTACCAGTGTTTTTGTTTTATAGATTTGCCGATACACCCACAAGCGACCATCAGGATCTTCTGCTGCCCACAAACACACGAAAGGATGAACATACCCAAAGTCAACAGCCATATACCTAGCCCATTCAACAGGAGGATTGAAATAATTAACGATATTGCGAGCAGGGTTCCACTCGTTCTCATACACCATGCCTTCCGCGCTTACCCACAGTCCAAGCCTATAACGCGCATAACGCACACCAGTGAGCTTATCAAGCTTGCCAATGTAGCGCTCTCCCTCTGGAGTCATCGACCCATCCCGATTGAAGAGCATCGGATTGTCCTCATGACGTGTATCCATCATGAGCAGTCTTTTCTCGCTAGCACGTTGTCGTATCCAGTGGTTGGACGGGCCTGGATTAACGTCTCCTATGAGTTGCTGAATTGGCAATTTGCCATTGCGCAAACGAATGCTGCATGACTCCCAATCGTTCTCATCAAGCTCTGTAGCCTCTTGGCAATAGATCACGTCCCATTCTGAAGACATGATCTTTGATGCCTTGTCCAGCCCTCCTACAGCGACAATAGAGCCATTTGGATATTGATATTGCTGTTTGCTACCATGGAAACGGACACCCTGAGCAGGATGAAGCACCTTCTGCTCAAATGTGACCATCCCTGACTCTGTAAGGCTTCTACGTGTTTTACGTGCCATGAGGAGACGACAACCTGGATAAGACATGGCTAAATAATTGATATATTCTAAAATACCGCGTGATTTGCCAGTGCCAGCGGGCCCTGCAAGAATAACCTCTGGCTCTTTACATGTAAATATACGGCTCATGTTGCCATATGCTGTATATGTTTCCTTGACACCACTATCAACCATTGTCATTCTCCACATGCGTCAATATAATTCTTTTTTCATAATTTTGATTTGCCAATTCTTCTTCAGGTTTCACATCCAAATTAAGCAATTTGCGCCTGTCTTTAGATAACTCAAGTAACCTGTCAACTGCCCATAAATTCGTTTTTATATCACCTTCTTTATCTGCTATGTCAAATGCAACTTCCCACACTTTTTGATGTATCTTGTCTAATATATCTAATTCTTGTGCTCTATACTCATCAATCTTTGGAACAATACGCCTTTGCATTTCACGCTGTATAGCATTCCATGCGCTCTTTCTGTCAGAATATCCACATATACGTGCTATTTCATCGTACGTTAATCTTTGTTTTAATAGCTCAATAGCCATAGCTACTCGTTCCGCAGCATTCACATCACGGCGTGGTACCCCTTGTGTGGTCGATTTATTTTTTTTAGGAGGTTTATTGCTCATAGCTTAAATATACATCACTTCCATGCAATATGCAACAAGTCCAGTACTGTTCACCAGATTTGGCACAAAAAAGAGCCCAGCCACTTGAAAGGTGACCAGGCTTTTCTAATCTTCAATAGGCCAGACGCGCTCAGAGATCATCCCTTTGCAGAGGAATGATAATCTTATTATATCCAGCCTGTCAAGACTTCCCCTTGCAGGGGTTGCCATGCCGCAATCTGATAAAGTAAAAGCAGAGTCACTCTAACCACTAAGTACGTGTGACTCTGCTAACTATTATAGATCGACGCGTGAGTATCATCTCTTTGGCAGAGAGATGATACTTTCATAAAACTACGAATTTCAGCGAACGCGTAGTATTTTTGATAATCTTATTATATCCAGCCTGTCAAGTCTTCCACCGTGCAAGGAGTTAGTCTCTGCCCAAATCCACCCCGTAGCTTTCTGCCATCTTCATCGTGCATTCACGGCATATTGGAATGAGCACCCAACATCTTTCAACACAATCATATGATGCATTGCCAACTGTTGCATCATTCGTGCAATCTTGTGTTGTGCACGTGAGGAATGGCGAGAATTTTATATTGACAACTTCCCGCTCTCGTTCTTGCTTCTCAGTTTGATCCATAGATCCTCCTTTTCTGAAGTGTGCCACAAGCTCACATTTTTAGCAATGCCCATGATCGCATCAGAATGCAAAATCTGAGGGCTTAAATATCAAACCAACAAACCTATCGACTACACCGTGCAAGGTGGCTAGAGAGTCAATGTACGGACTCTTTAGAGCATTATAGAGCACTCATGGGAATACAGCAACACTTTAAAGGCTATCCAGTACTGACTTAGTGCCCTTCCTCACTTCAGACTGCTGGAGAGATTTCAAATACTGCTCAGTGACACCTATGGATGAGTGTCTTAGCAGTTTTGACAGCTTATAAATGTCTCCACCGTTTTTGATGAATAAAGCGGCGAATGTATGACGAAATGTATGGGGTGAGCACCTAACGCCTTTAACATGAGCCCACTGCCCTAAACGCTTAATGATCTGGTAGAGACCGTTTTTCGTAAGTGGATCACCACTTCTTCCTACAAACACGCGAGCATTGCTGATATCTT